TATATCAACTCGAATTGGTCCTTAAAAACGATCGACTCGATGACTGTGCGGGCTATGTCACTAGACGAAGTAGACATGAGCTTCCTAAATAATTTAGGATTCTCAACTAAGTCTCTCATCACGCTTCCTTGGGAGCTGATGAGTTATTCCTTTGTTGCCGATTGGGCTCTGAATATCGGTGATTTTATCGGTAGTACGGCCCCGTCAATTGGTTTCAATCAACTTGGGTCTTGTTTGGTCGAACAGCGTGTGGTGTCTCAAGAATATACCTTCACAGGTTCAGTTCTTAGCCCGCCGTCTGTGCAGTTGATGTCTCCCTATCAGGGGAGCGTCGGCGTGATCAGAGTGTCCAAGTCCAGGGGGCCTCTCGCATTGCCAGCAGTATCGATTAGAAATGACTTCGGTTTTTCTAATTTTACACGGCCGGCGGATGCTTTTGCCCTCTTGGCTTCACGTTTCACGAAGATTTCGAAATTCGTGGGACCGCAGCCTAATCTTAGCGCATTCCGTAATAAGAGTGCGTATCGTCGGTGGAGCGAATCCACTAACTAGCCTTAAAGGAACTTTATGTCCCTCTCAATCAACTCGAAAACCTACACTGCCGATTCACAGAGTCCAAACTCGGTGGGTTATGCGGGTCCGAACCATACTGTAACCACAAAGGATTACACTCGGTTGGCTCGCGTCGCCCCTAAGCCTACGACTCTTACGTCGGGGGTAGGTCGCACCTCTGCCAAACTGACTCGTACGCTGACTTTGACGTCAGCGCTGGAGCCGGTTCGCGATGCAATCTTGGACGTGGCTTTCACCATGCCCGTCGGTTGCGCAGGCGCCGATGTTGACACAATGTTGAACGACTTCGGTGCGTTCGTGGCTTCCGCCACGTTCAAGCTGCATGTCAAGAATCAGTTGATCAACGCTTAACCAGCGTTGATATAGCTGACTTTATGGAGTAATCCATGAAATACTTGACTCTGCTCGCACTCTTTTTCGTGATCTACACGGTCATGACCATCCCAGGTGCAGCCTAGTGCTGCCTCTCTGGCCTGTCGTTTAACAGGAGCTCAGCGCAATGCTGACTCTTTTCTAGGATTTCGAGATGAAACCCAAAGATCGTCAACATGTACTCCGTCTTCGTGACATTCACGCTAAGATGGAGTCCACTAGCTTCGAACTTTATTGTAAGATGCTTAGTGGCCTGCTAGCGAGCCACCGAGATAAGCCGTGGCTTGAACCTCTTTCTATCGCCCTTAGGGCGAAGGATTGGCCTCAAGTCTACGCTCTCGGAGATTCTTTATCCAGACAGACGTACTCTGGAGCAACGGATCATTTCGTTGCGAATCAGTTTTCGCTTCTTATTAAGAAGTACCCGTGGTCTTATTCCCTTATAGGAACTGACCCTCTTGCCGCTGCCGAGAAGTCCTTCTTTAGCGCTGATAAGCGCTGCGGTAGGATCAATCGGAAGTTCAAGATCCTCTCTCAAGATCCCTCACGGGATCTATTTCGAGAGGAGGGAAAACGAGCTATGGCCTGGATACGGTCCGTAATTGGATCGCAGCCCAGCCACCTCGCAATCTTCCGTGAGAGCGATTATGGCAAAGGCGCCTCTGTTGGCGTACACGGTGATGCGACTCATCTTCTGAGGAAACTCTCAGATGAGCAACGCTGGACCGTGACGCCAGGTGCACTACACCACGGATTCGGTGCAATCATGCATAACGCTCATTTCGTAGAGAAACTCTTCGAACGTGACGCGTCTGGGCTGATGTGCTACGACTACGAGGCGGCCTTCCAAGGCTACCTCGCTCGTATCCGTGTGGTTAATAGCAATAAACTTGGCTTTGTGCCGAAAACCGCGAAGACTTTTAGATCTATCGCGACCGAGCCGTTACTAAACGGTCTATATCAGAAAGGAATTGACCAAGTTCTACGGCGTAAGCTTAAGAACGTTGGGATCGATCTCTCTGATCAGACCATTAATCAGCGATTCGCCCGTGAGGGTTCTATCAATGATACTGATGAAGGGTTCGTGACACTCGACTTGAGCAATGCTAGTAATAGCATCGCAATTGAGAGTGTTCGATATCTTCTTCCCAGTGCGTGGTCTTATCTTTTGATGAGAACACGCAGTCCATCGTACAGCTACAAGGGAGTTGAAACTCCCTATAATATGTTGTGCTCGATGGGTAACGGCTTCTGCTTCCCTATTGAAACTCTTGTATTCGCAGCTATCTGCTTCTCGATCGGATGTGGCGTCCCTGGTACCGACTTTGTCGTATATGGGGATGACATAATAATCCGTAAGAAGTACGCTGCTCGAGTTGTCGCGATGTTGAAACATTACGGCTTTCGATTGAAC